TTAAGTGGACATGCGCGGCCATAATTGCGGAGGAATGGCATTCATTGGAATGTTCAGGGCCTCCACAGCCTGCCGATGTAGACGACGAAAATGCCGGTCACTGACGCGGAGTTTGTCAGCAGCCTGTCCACGATGCAGGCCATCAATGTAGCACAGTTCCAAAAGGTCTACCAGAAGAGGGTCTTCGAGTTCTGCGATGACCTTACGGATGGTGTAACACAATTCCTGACTGCGCTGAATTTCATGGCACAGCTGGTGCTGGTAGGCATCCATCATTTCAATGGCGCGGCCAGTCTTATCGCCAGAACATCCAGAACTGACAATAGGGCTGAGTGCCTGAGTGACGCTTTCGGCCTGGTCTTTCGCTTCGCGGATACGCCGGACAAGAATTTTCTGGCGGCGAAGTGATACCTGATACAGCTTCAGCCACTCACATTTCTGGATATAGGTCATTTTGTACTCCCTCCTTCCAGCACCCTCAGTAGCCCTTCCACGTCATACCGCCAGTGAACGCGTAGCAGGTGCTGCTCCACCTCGATGCCGTTCAGGGCGGCCCACTGCCATGGAATGCTCTTGCGGGTCTGGGTGCTCATGTACTCCAGCACAGCGCTGGCCGGTACGGCAAAAGTGCGGTTGACCTTGCCCCGGTAATTGATGACCGCATGGGCGGTCTGGCCCTTGAAGGATGCTGCGTGGGCCATATCGGTGATGTGTTTGAGCTTGTGGTACTTCTGTCGCTCCCGGTCGAATCGGCCCAGGATCTTTTCCAGTGGGATGCTGGGCGTTTCGATGGTCTTGAGCTCGAAGTAATGGTGCATAGGGTAGCGGTACACGTCGAAGTCGCAGATGTTATCAATGGAGAAGCTCAGGTTCTCGTTGCCGCCGTAATAGGTGGCCGCGCTGTCTTTCAGTCGATAGCACCAAGCATCCTTCGGCATGGAGCTTTTCCAGTCTGCCTCGAACTGTTTTCCGGTGTTCAATTGGTTCTCCTTTCGTCGGAGGCTGCCCAATGCCCGGCCAGCTGTCAGGTCGGGGTAGTGCTCATGGTTCCGGTACATTGGAATCCTCCTTTTTCTTGGTGAGCGGACGGCGACGGGCTGCGTTTTTTAAAAAATCATTCCCGCTGGGTTCCGGCCTGTCCACCCGCCTATTGCGTCCTGCTCCAATGGGGTTCGTCATGCGGTACTCCTGGGCAGACCTACAGCCCTGGGTTTCGGCCTCGATCAGAGCCTTCCGCACATAGGCCCAGCTATGTGCCCCGGCATCAATGCACTTGCGCAGGATCACCCGCGCCAGTTCCTCGCCCAGCCGGTCAGCGTATCCTGTCAGCTCTCTTTTCCCGGAGGTACTCAGCTTGCCGATATCCTGTTCAAACTCTGATACCAAGGGTGAGGTCGTCAGTCGTCCGGTCGGCTCCGGCGCAGCCGCAGACGACGACTTGTTAGCTTGTTGGTTTGTTAGACTTGTTAAGTTGTTGTCGGCAGCCTGTCGGTTGCCTGTCGCTTGCCTGTCACTTTGCCTGTCACTGCCAACAAGCGAAGCATAGTTTTCTATCGTGACAATGCTGTATTTTGAGCCTGTTTTGACTGTCAGATAGCCTGTCGCCTGTAAATGCTCTAAGCTTGTCCGGATGTTCCGAACACTCAAATCAAGCTGTTTTGCCAGTTGAGATTGGCTTGTAACCAGCTGTCCGGGCCTGATGCTAATGCCCTGCCACTGCTTTTCCTGCCAGTTGGCGGTGAGTAGCAGGTGGAAAAACAGGCGGGCAGTGTTGGGCTCTGAATACCATTCCCAGTCAGTCAGACCGCGTGGAAAGGCAACAAAGCCACGGGATGGGTCAATGCCCACGGTCTGAACTCCTTTCTGGTGTGGTTAAAACGGCAGGTCATCCGCATCATCGTCGATGAGGGCATCTGCTTCCGGGGTGCCTGCGGCGGGCCCGGCAGGCGCTGCCGCCTGAGAGGCGCGGGGAGCATAGTCGGCCAGGTCTTCGCCGGGATACATCTGCCCGCCAGAAAGGCTGGTCTGCACCGGGGCAGGCTCATCAAAGGGCGTTGGCTCCTGAGTGAGCGCTGGTTCGGGCGGTGCCGGGGCCTCTGTGCAAAGGTCAATGAGGTTCTGCATCCACCGGAAGATCACCATGCCGCCAGGCTGAATGTCGTCGGCATCCACGTCGTAATAGGTCTTGCCGTTATACTCCCGGCTCTTGAGCTCCCGGGCAAAGACAGTGACGGCATCGCCCTTCAGCAGCAGCCCGTCCCACTTGTCCAGCCCGTGCCAGACGTTGACCTGAACATACAGGCCCTCCCAGTTGCCGGTGCCGGTCTTGACGCTGTGTGCCTTCACGTCAAACTTGAGTACCTGCTTCTGGCCCACGTCCTTGAGCACAGGGTCTTTGGCGAGAGTTCCGTGGAGAAGTACGCCGGTCTTGTGAGTCAGGATCACGATTCATCACCCCCGGCAAAGGGGTCGTCTGCGCTGTCAGCGTCCTCCACGGTCAGAGCATCGGCCTGTTCAACAGCTTCCTTGATGCGGGTCCAGCGTGGAGCCGGAACCTGTCCGGCCTCGTCCAGCTCCACGGCGGTGGACTCAGCATCCACATGGACCTCGCTCTCGTCATAGAGAGAGCCGAAGGTGGAGGGAAATGCTTCCCGCAGGGCATGGACAAGGGCAACCTTGCGGATCATGGTGGCTTTTTTGCCCTTCCACAGAGATTTGCCGGTGTCGTATTCGGTCAGCTTCACTTCCTCGTAACTGGGGCGGGTGCGGTCCTTGCGGTAGACTTTGGCCCAGCCGCCCAGAAGTTCCTCGTCCTCGTAGACGATGGAACCCTCCCGCTTCTGATACTCCCCGGCCACCTTATCGAAGATGATGACCCCGGCCTCGAAGCCGTCATAGCTGGGGTGACGCTCTGCCATTTGCAGGTAGCAGTTCTTGCCCAGAACGATGGTGCTGGGGGTGTCCTCGCTGTTGTTATCGTAGTGGATGAGGTAGGCTTCCTTGGTAAAGGGATTCAGGCGGTACTGCTTGCAGGTCTCGAGGAAAATCTTGCATTCGGCATCGGTGGCTTTCTGACAGATGAAGTTGCGGACATCCGAGAAGCTGACGGTCATGTGCTGGCCGTCGGCAGAAGTGATCTCCACGGGCTTGGCCGGGCTGGCAGCCTGCAGAGCGCTGCTCTGGGCGGCACGCTGCTGCATTGCAGTCATCCGGGCGGCGGTGGTGGTGCCGGTGGTGTTTGCGGACATGGTGGGCGCAGGTGCGCCGGGACGAGAAAAAGCCATAAGTGAAATCCTCCAATTATTTTACAGAACCATATGCGAAACCGCGCTTTTTAGCTTCGGCTTTGAACCATTCGATGTCTTCCGGGGTAAAATCTACCCAGAAGCGGTAGCGTTTGCGGGCAGGTGCAAGGCCTGTGCCAGGCAGGGCGAACTGCTGCAATACCTCGCAGTCCAGCCGCCCGGAAGCCGTCACAAAGGCGTTGCTCCGGGCCTCCTGTGCGGCCTCTTCTTTCAGCTGACGCTCTTCCTCGGTGGGCGGGATGATGACCGGTGCAGCGGCTCTGGCCCGTTCTGCGGCCTGTCGCTGGGCCTCTGCCTCAGCCTGAGCCGCACGGGCGTGCTCCCGGCGGCTGTGTTCATGCAGTGCATCGTTGACGCTCAAGGCCCGCAGGTATTCGGTAATGCAGGGCTCAGCGTCTTCACCGCAGGTCTCCCGGATGAGGCGCAGTTCCTCCCGCCGGGTCTCCACAGCCTTACGCAGTTCCTTTTCGGCCTGGGCAAGGTCAAAGGTTTTGTTGAGCCACTGGGGCACAAGCAGACGGTCAAAAGAAATCAGAGGTTCCAGTTCCCCGACGCAGTCCCGGTAGACCAGCCGCAGGGTGGATGCTTTTTCTTCCCGCTGGGCCTGTTCTACTGCTTTTACCTGCTGATCAATGGCTCCGGAGATCTTCTTACACTGGGCCTGCATCTCCCGGATGCTCTTCTGAAAATCCTCCAGCGGGTCAGTGTAAAGCCGCTTGGCAGCGGTCAGAGCAGCGGCCAGCTGCTTATCCCACTTGTTGACGGCAGCACGGTCGGCCTTGGCATCCTTGATGGATTCAGGTGTGTACACACGGCCTGTATAGGAGGCCAGAAGTTCGTCAAGGTTCTTCTGCACCTCATCTTTGTTCCAGTTCATGGCCGGGATCACCGGGCGCTCTACTCGGACAGTCAATTCATTCGTCATCGGTCAGTTCCTCCTCTTCTGGCTCCCGGTCGGGGGCAAGGTAGTAATCATCGGGCGGCTCCATGGGCGGGCCGTAACGGTCAAGGTCCAGACAGTACATCTCATTCATCCCTGTCACCTCCATCATAATCCGGCGGCTGGCGGCAGAGCAGGGAGGCCTCCTCCATGATGCTGTTCAGGGTACCGCAGATGGCCTGAAAGGTGCTTTCCAGATCTTCGCCCACCAGCCGGGAATAGCTGGCCTTGCTGTTATCCCACGCCGCCCGCATCAGGCTGGCGCAGTAGTTGGCTTGCTCAAAATCTGCCTGGGCATCATCGTTGATGCGGGAGCGGAGTGCCGCAACCTGTTTCTTCAGGTTAGCGTTGTCCTTGGCCAGTTCGGCGTTCCGGGCATCGGCAAGGCCCCAGGCTTTTTCTGCGGCCCGGCGGTCGATCTCTTCTTCGTCGATGACCGCCGTGATCGGCTGGTGCTTCAAGGCTTCTTCTGCATTCTTGGCTCGCTCTTCGGCCTTGCTCTGCATCTCCCAGGCTTGCTCTTCCCGGGCCTCGGCGGCAGTGGCGCGGTCCTTCAACCGGATGTTCTGCTCGGCCAGACCGTTGATGTCGGCGTAGGCGGCTTCCAGATGGGCATCCTTTTCCCTGACCTGGGCCAGCAGCTCCTGATACTCCTTGTAGGAGGTGATATCCCCGGAGAACACCGCCTGTTTCACCTGTGTTGGGGTGGAGGGCTTGGCAGCGGCATACAACAGCTTCAGGGGCTGAACGTCCAGAATGGACTTACCCTCCAGCTGAATGTTGCCGAACTGTTCGGCAACTCTCACCATGTTTTCACCGGTGTCCCGGCTGATGCCCACAGCGGCGCACCACTTCCCCCAGCTGCCTTTGTAGTGGTTGGTTGTCAGGTCGTGGGCGTGCTTGGCCGCCATGATCCGGGCCATGTTGCCGGTGATAAAGGTCTGGGCATCCTGCAAAAGCAGGGCATTGGTCTGCTCGTCTGCGCCAAAGTCAAAGCTGGGTGCCGAAGGAATCGGCGCAGAAGAACCGCCCGCCGATGCGGCAGGGACCGATTCGCAGTTCTGCAGGGATGTCGCGGGGGTCAATGCGCTTGCATCCGCCCCGCTCTCCGAGGTGGTCGGCGTTGCCGCTGTGGCAGTCGGGACAGCATTCTCTGCCGTAGTCACAGCAGCATCCGCATTCTGGGCAGGTGCACATTCGGGTTCCTCCTCTACCGGTTCGATAGGCGCGTTCCTGCAGGGCTTTGCATTTTCTAACGCGTCCAGCATTGCGCAGTCGATTTCGTACTCGTCCAGCGGGGCGAACTCCGCACCGTTGGACAGGAACTCCTGCGGAGTCAGCTTCTTGTCTGCCGCTCTGGCCAGCTCAAATCTATGCGTCATGATGCGGCTTTCTTTCCAAATGCTGCCGTTCCAGTGCCAGAACCGGCCACGGTAATAGGCATAAACCGTCTCGTTGGAAAGCTTGCAGCTGATGGTGTAGTCCGTCATACCCTCACCTCCGTGCCCTTCAGGCGGTCCAGCATCTCGGTCTGCACATCCTTGTTCATGGGCTGGATGTTGTTGCCCTTCCATCCGTAGCAGAGGATGGGCCCGTAAAGCTGGCGGCCCCGGTACTTCCGGTTGAGCAGGCTGGCGGGCTGGATAGGTCCTTCGTACCGGCCCACGAACAGCACCGCCGGGGTGCGGGGCATCACGATCATCTCGCAGGGAGTTCCCAGCCGGTTCTCAATGGCCCACAGGCTGTCGGGCAGGGACGCGATCACCGGGGCCTTGCCCGGTTCGGCTAAAATACCTTTCATTTGTAAAATCCTTTCTGATGTGATATCATCAAGGGTGATGGGGCTTGTGAATTCCATCACCCTTTGGGCTCGTCCGTGTTACCAGCACGGGCGGGCTCATTTTCGTCTTCCTACTTATAGTCGATTACTTTGCCCAAGAGAGAGATACTCGCTTCAGTCAGTCTGATAACGCGCTTCAGTAGCCAAATGCGGGCATCCAGAAGCCAGATCAGCACCGAAAGACCTTCCACTTCGAGTAGGGTGAGAATGCGCTTCTTCATGCGCCCCTCCGGTTCTGCCGGTAGTCCGGCTCTTCGGTGCGGGCGTGGGTGCGGTCAATGCGGCCATAGCGGCGGGCGTTCTGCTCACGATCCTGGGCGGCAAAGCCCAGCCGCAGGAACGCTACCGCTGCCAGAACCAGGCACAGGGCCGTGACGAACTGGCTGTCAGAGATGGAGCTGCCCAGCTGTGCACCGCCCTCGATGCCCATGCCGTACAGCAGACTTACAGCACCGCTGGCAGCAGCCAGCCAGTACCAGACGCGGGATTTAATCTTCATTGGGGGATTCCTCCATTCTGTCCATGAGGTCTGCGGCAGTAGTCACTATGCTGAGCAATGCTTCCGGATTTCTTTGATCTATGCAAATCCCGGCAATCAGAGCAGCGCAAAGGGCTTTCTGTTCCATCTCTGTACCGCAGGCATAAATCTTGAGGTTCCCATCCTTACCCAGCTGGATTTTTAACTGAGCGTTCGGGCTGATATTCATGCTCCTGCCTCCTGAAGGCAATTGACTGCGGGTCTGCAGTCGTCCAATGCCCATCCGATGACCGGGTGCCATTCGCCATCAGCAAAAATCTGCAGCCCGGTGTGGCTTTCATCCTTGATTTGTCCGCCCAGCTGGTAGCAGCCAGATGCCTGACTACCGCCCCAACGGAACCACTTGTTCCAAAACAGCGGTGCGATGTACGCGCATCCAGTGGGCGCTGCGGCCCGCTCGGATGCAAGGGTGTAAGGTTTCATGCGGTCTTTTCCTCCTTTGCGATTGCCGGGAAGAAATACTCCCCGATTTTTTCTTGCGGGATGTGTAGTGCTCTGCAGATGATGACGATCTCGTCACTCCTCCAAGGTTGTGTCCCCTTGAGCCGTGCGGTCATCGTGTTGGAGCTTACCCCAATCAGGGCCGCAAGTGCGCCCTGGTTGAGATCCTGGTCTTCTGCCAGACGACTGATTTTGAGATAAGGCTTTTTCACGTTGCTCACCTCCTTGCTGATGGCTCCCTTCCCGTGCTATACTGAAACAGGAAAGGAGGTGATAAAATGATTTTTGAGAGCTTTTTAGAGATGCAAGGTTTGGATATGCAAATTGAGCGAGATGGTGAAATTATTGCGACCGTTCCAGGTTTGCCAAACCGAGAAACGGCAACGAACCGTCAGTACGTTGGATTTCGCCCAAAAACCGATATTAAGATAGACGATGTTATTATCACTCCGGCCAATGAACGGCTTTATGTCACGGAAACGCAGGCATCGTTCTTCCAAAAGCAGCAGGAAGAAATAAAAGCGTTCTATATGACCGAAGTCGAGAAAAAGCGAAAAGAAACCGAACAGCGTCAGAGTAATATTTATAATATCGGTACAGCTTACGGTTCTGTAATTGGAACAGCCAATACAGCGACCATCAACTACCAGACGAATTTTCAGGAACTGCGGGAAAGGGCAGAAGCTGAAAATGCACCGGACAAAGAGCAAGTCCAGAAGTTAGTTGATCTTGTTGAAATGATTGTGAATGAGCAAATCCCTCCACAGAAGGGGTTGCTGTACAAGTTTTCGGAAACGATGGAACGGCATTCATGGGTTACAAGTGCGATTGCCTCTGCGCTTGTATCGTGGTTGACACAACTTCCGCATTGATCTCAATGCTTAAATTTAGCAGCGCTTTCCCGTTGCTGGATTGAGCGAACGAGTAGGCTTTCACATTCTGGATAACCGTTTCATCTATTTGGCAGAGAATGCGGTCGTCCAGCTGTGAAAGGTGAATCTCCTGTGCCCAGCGTTCCTCTTTCACAGGTTCGCTGGGCTTTTTGTTGTCGTTCACGTTGTTCACCTCCTTTGATGTGACTTCACAGGTTACTCAGTGGCCGAAAAATACAGCCTGCGGATTGTCGATACTTAAAAGCTCTACAATCTTTGAGGCTTCGTCCGTGCCAAAGACACGTTTCTTGAGTTTGCGAGTTAAGGTTTGCTCCGAAATCCCGAGCTCTTGAGCCAATTTTTTCTGGGTGTAACCCGCTCTGACCATGTACGACTTGAGTAAATTGACATTTACCACGTTTTCACCTCCAAACGACCTCGATGTAACTTGTGAGGTTACAAGTATGATAACACCATATCTGTAACCTGTCAAGTTATTTTTGGTAATTCAATTAAAAATATTGTAAACCGTCAGTTTATCTGCTATACTATAGATATTAAAGGAGGTGCTCATGGTGACTGTAGGTGATCGCATTCGACAAGTGCGTCAGGAGCAAGACGTAACCCAGCAGGAGCTTGCTGACTACATTGGCGTATCAAAGCAAGCTGTATATAAGTATGAGAATAACATTGTAACAAACATACCGACAGATAAAGTAGATGCCATTGCAAAACGGCTGAGAGTGTCTCCCGCCTATCTGATGGGCTGGGAGGAGCAGCCTGCCCTGGCTGCATCCAAAGAGCCCACTGTTCCGCCGGGCTTTGAGCCGATGCCAGCCATGGACGTGGTACCGCTGGTGGGACGGATCGCTTGCGGTACGCCCATCACGGCAGAAGAGAACATCGAACAAATGGTGTGCGTGCCTTCCCGCTGGCACTCCACCTTTACACTGACCTGCAAGGGCGACAGCATGGAACCCCGCATCCACGATGGCGATCTGGTGGCGATTCGCAGCCAGCCAGAGGTGGAGAACGGCGAGATCGCTGCTGTGCGGATCGGGGAAGAGGCTACCCTGAAGCATGTCTATCTGCACGAGAACTTCATTGAACTGCGGCCGGAGAATCCGGCTTTCAGCAGCATCATCCTCAGCCGGGAAGATATGAATGCCGTTGTCATTGAAGGCAAGGCCGTTGGGCTCTGCCGGGATATCTGATGTTGGAGGAAGTTAAGATGTCACTGTTTGGCAAGAAAGAAAAAGAAGAAATTGCACGACTGAATGCTGAAATGCAGAGCCTTCGGGAAGCTATGCCGTCAGAAAGCCGCACACTGGACGACATCAATCGAGAAATCAAAGCTTCACGTGAAGAACTCGCTCGTGTCCAAGAAAAACTTGAAAGCCGCAACCGCGAGTTGAAGGATGCCTTGGAAGAACTTCAACAGGCAAAAGACCAGATTATTGAAACGAATGAAGAAATTCTGATGCAGAGTTTTGGGCTTTATACTCCTCGGTACTCTTTTATGAATGCAGACGAGTACAAGGCACATCTTTTGGAAATTCGTACCAAACAGAAAGATATGATTAAAGCGAAAACGGCTGTCAGCGGAAATATGAACTGGACAGTCAATGGAAATGCGTCCAAAGGCAAGAAGATGGTCTCTGATATGCAGAAACTTCTCCTTCGTGCATTCAATTCTGAATGCGATGACGTAATTGAACACGTCAAATACAATAATATCGAAGCCAGTGAAAAGCGTATTACTACCTCTAGGGAAGCGATTTCCAAGCTGGGAACCATTATGGAAGTCAGCATCCAGCCGAAATACTACCGCTTAAAAATCGAGGAACTTCATCTTGCTTTTGAATATGCCCAGAAAAAGCAGCAGGAGAAGGAAGAGCAGAAGGAAGCTAGAGCAAGAATGCGTGAAGAGGCAAAGCTTGCCAAGGAAATCGAAGAGGAACGCAAGAAATTGGAAAAAGAGCAGCAGCATTATCAGAATGCGCTGGATCGTATCAATGCGCAGTTGGTTTCTGCTTCTGAGGTTGACCGTGCAGCAATCGAAGAAAAGAAAGCTGAGCTGTTGGCTCAGCTGGATAAGATTGACAAAGAGTTCAAAGATGTTGATTATCGTGAGGCTAATCAGCGTGCCGGTTATGTTTATGTGATCTCGAATATTGGCGCATTTGGCGAGAACGTTTACAAAATCGGTATGACACGTCGCCTTGATCCACAGGATCGTGTGGACGAGCTGGGCGATGCCTCGGTTCCGTTTGACTTTGATGTACATGCTATGATTTTTTCGGATGATGCTCCTCGGTTGGAAGCTGCACTGCACAATGCCTTTGCGGATCGCAAGCTCAACTTTGTAAACCAGCGGCGAGAGTTCTTCCGTGTTTCCCTGGACGAAATCAAAAAGGTTGTCAAGGAAAACTATGACCGTTCTGTGGAGTTTGTGGAACTTGCTCCGGCAGAACAGTACCGCGAATCCATTAAGTTAAGAGAAGAGGCGCAGAAGGCAAAGCAGGGCACCCAAGGATAATTTGCCCCGGCCCCAGCTGGAAGACGTGCAGATCGAGGGCCGCGCCGTGGGTTGGACGTACTGGGTGGGGTGATTAGGAACCGGAGGAAGTGAATTTATATGGACGTACAAGGAAACAAGTTATCGGATGCAATGGTTTTGCCTCGCAGGCCAAAGCTCACAATCGAACAGCAGGTAGAACACCTCAAAAATAAAGGTGTCGCCTTTACCCTGTGCACAGAAGAACAGGCGGCATCCTTTTTGGCGTACAGTACTTTCTTTTTCAAGGTCAAGGCATTTGATAAGGACTATGAGATCAATCCAAAGACCGGAAAGTATCTGAACCTGGATTTTGCATACCTAATGGAATTGTCTACCCTGGATATGCACCTCCGCAGACTGATCCTACATGCCACCTTGGATCTCGAGCATTACCTTAAGGTCATGCTGATTCGGGAAATCAGCGAGAATCCAGATGAGGATGGCTACGAAATCGTAGATAGATTTTTCAGCGTATATCCAGAGGTCAAAGCCTCTATCAGCGCTAAATCAGAAAATTCTATGTGTTGTGACCTGATTCGGAAATTGGAAAAAGAGGGTTATGTAGTCTGGAACCTGATTGAGGTTCTTTCTTTTGGTGACCTTGTAATGCTGTGTGAGGTATACGATCAGAATACAGGCGGAAAGAACGAGGATCTATTCCGTTGTCTGTTTGCGGTTCGCTGTTTGCGAAATGCAGCCGCCCACAATAACTGCCTGCTGAACAGTATGCGAGCACCTTACACCAGGAAAATAAAGCCCTCCATGTTCTTGAACCATTTTGCAAGCACGATTCCGGGCATCAAGGCAACGTCTCGTGAAAAAAAGATGTCGAGCCCTGTTATTCACGACTTCGTGGGGCTGCTTTTCGTTTACGACAAAATCGTAACTTCTCCCCGAACACGGGAGCACTTTGCCGATGAACTCCACCAGCTTTTTGATGAGCGGATGGTGAAACGGAAAGAGTATTTCCAAAAAAATGAGGTTCTGTTGTCCTCGTATTCGTTTGTGATAAAAGCCATCAACCAGTTGTATCCGCTGGAATAATGCAACAATAACACATTTTTGTAAAACAATAGTGCATTGCGCACTGCCTTGCTTTTCTGTAGAATAATACAGACGAACAAAAACGCCACGTGAGTGGAGCTGTTTTTAGAGGGCTGGTGCATGCACCAGCCCTTATTTTTCGTTTCAACCGTCACAAAAGAAAAAACTCCCCCGGTGCTGGAACACCGAAGGAGTTAAAAGAAGCGGCTCACCCAGAAGAGGGCATCGCACACTCGACACTGCGATTATACCTCTTTTGGGCGGGCTTGTCAAAGTGTACCCCAAAGGAGGTATTTTTTATGGGAATGCGAACCAACACCGCCCAGTGGCTGCCGAACCAGAACCGCTGGCAGATCAAGGTGCAGAAGGACGGGGTGCGCAAGACGTTCACCAGTGCAAAGCCGGGCCGTACCGGCCAGCGGGAAGCAAATGCAAAAGCGGATGCCTGGCTGGATGAGGGCATTTGCAGCACCACCAAGCGCTGCTTGGAGGTCTGGAACGAGTATCTGATCTCGGTGCGGGCCACCGCCGGCACAAGCTATGCCCAGCAGGTGGAGAAGTTCGGACAGAACTACATCCTGCCAGTGGTGGGCGACCGCCGGATCGGTGACCTGAATACGGGAATGCTGCAGGATGTGCTGAATCGGGCATACAAGGAAGGCAGCATGAACCCACAGGCCACTCGAAAGAGCAGGGGAAACCTCTCTAAGAAAACATTACAGGGAATCCGGGCGGTTGAAGTCAGCTTTGTGAAATGGGCAAGGCAGCACAAATACACCGCCCTGCGGCCAGAGGACGAGGGCCTCACAGTACCCAGGGGAGCACGTCCAAAGGGCCGAAAGATCCTTCAGCCGGACGCGCTGCGGGTCCTGCTTTCCACGGATACGCGCATCGTCCGTGGCAAGGTTGAACAGGATGCCAATATCCATGCATATCGCTTTGCAGTCCTGACTGGCCTGCGCCCCGGGGAGCTGCTGGGGCTGCGCGTGGGCGACGTGGAGGGCAACCGGCTGCATCTTGCCCGGGCCATCAATACCTTTGATGAGGAAACACACGGCAAGAACGAAAACGCTATCCGCACGGTGGTCCTGCATCCGCTGGCGGCTGCGGAGCTCCACGCACAGCTGCAGCAGCGGGCCTTTGAAGAAGAGCGGCCTCTTCGGGGAGATGATCCAATCTTCCTGTTGGAGAATGAGCACAGCCTCTATAACTACTGGCAGTTCTACCAGCGCAGCAACGGCATTGACCCGCCGGTCAGCCTGTATGAGCTGCGGCACACCTTTGTGAGCATCATCGAGGATGCTGTGTCCCCGGCAGAACTGCGCCGCATGGTAGGGCACAGCAAAAGTATGGATACTTACGGCTGGTACAGTCACGCCGTTGACGGCAGGGCTGACACGGCAGCAATGGCCGTTTCAGATGCTCTGGCAGAGTATTCTCCGCGTGCAAAATAACCCACTTTGTAACCCGTTTTTGTTCCTAAATGGTTGTGATAGCCGATAATTGATTTTTGGTAAAATTCAAAAAATGCGCATGAATCCATCACAATTTCAAAGCGCATCCAGCGAATTGTGATAGTTGAGCTTGTTCGAATCCACCCGCGCCCACCAAGAACTCCAGTATCCGAACCGGGTACTGGAGTTTCTGTTTTGTAATAACCTTCCCGGAGGCTAGGCGGGTGGATTCGAACAGCATCGACCCGCCGAACAGTCCGGCGGGGAAAAAATCCCCTGCGGGGCTTTTTTAGATGCGCGGCTTGCGTAATCCACCCGCGCCCATAAAAAGACCGCCGACGTAGAGATACGCAGGCCGGCCTTGGTATGGAGCTGGCGGCGCGGCGCGGAAAACACTGCAT